TTGCAGTTGCAGTTAGCTCTGTAGTGTTTAAATTTGCTCTTGTTACGTATGCTCTGTTTGCCACGCCTAAATAAGAATAAGCCGCTTGTAGACCGTATTCGTTTAGTTCGTTGCCGTGTAAAGCATTGTTGTTTGAGTCAGTGTAGAATGTTGGATCTCCAAACATCTCTACTAATTCTCTTTGTGAAGTTATTAAATACGGTTTCTCCGCATTTGCACTTGTTGTTGCCGTTGCTGTTCCTGTTCCTGATGCGTTCTTTTTATCTTGAGCAGATACAACAAAAATCATTGGTACTGTACCTGGTTCCGCCGGCGTGTAAAAACTTTCGTCTATTACGGAAACCTGTACTCCTGGTGATACTAAAGCCATTTTGTTTCTCCTGTTAGCATAATGTCTATTACTATTATTTAGTCATAATCCAATAAATGTATGCTATAACACGTACGAAAAAGGGGTCTAAAAGGGCAGATAAATAGATATATGAGACCTTTATGTGCTTGTGGGCAAAGACCTGTCGCTGTTAATTACTATAAAAAGGGTAAACCCTTCTATCGTAGTAAGTGTGAGGCTTGTACCAGATATGGCAAAGTTAGATATAGTCCACCTAAGTGGAAACAAGCAGGGTATGAGCAAAAGAATACTTGCGACAAGTGTGGATACAAGAGTAAGCACAAAGAACAGTTTTCAGTATACTATGTTGATGCAGATATGAACAACGTAAGGTTTAGTAACCTAAAAACTATATGTGCTAATTGTAGTAAAATATTATATAAAGAGGGCTTTAAATGGAAACAAGGAGATCTTGTACCTGACTTCTAAGATCAGCTATTGTCTTGTTGTTATCAATAACGTGGGTAAATTTAGTCTTAGCCCAAGCCCATTCTGAAGGGTGTACTTCTTTAGGCTCTGTACCATAGTCCCTATAATCAATAAACCATTTAGGATCTTCCCCACGCACTACTCTCCATACTTGGCCTTTAATGCCATATATCATTTTAGCTTCGTTAGGAAATCTAACATCTGGAATAACAAAGTTTTTGTCTGGATTATCTAGTATTGTCTTTTTAGTTAAGCTAACCCATATTCCATCGTAAAAACCATCACGCATACACTCTGTACCAAATAACTGCAATACTAGTCTAGGTGTAATGGTTTCTCCGGTTTCTGCTGTCCAATACTGATCTACTTCTTCACGCCATGCTCTACTTTTCTCGGTTTTGCCATCTAGTAGCTCACGATCCCAATCAAACATAACGGATACACTATCTTTAAGTTTATCAGCAAAGCTGATCTTCTGGAAATTCTGCTCTTTAATCAAATAATCGGCAATAGTGTCTTTACCCGATCCAATTAATCCACAAATTCCTATGATCATAATTTATTAGTCCTTAGGCTCAATAAGTTCACAGTCTTTTTCGTTTGCATTTAGACCTTCTTCTTTGTCATACATCCAAACATATGAGTACGTAATTTGTCCTTTGCCTACTTGACATTTTTTACCAAAGCTAATACTTGGATTCTTTGGAATGCTACAAGCACTCAACATAAACATAGTTACGATTGCTATTAAACACGTTTTATTCATCAGAACAACGTTCCTTTCGTTAGTGTTATTATTAATATTGTATTATCTATTTAGATGAAAGTCAAGTAGTTATTAGCCAATTGTGAAACCGTAACCTATACCACCTGCAACTTGTAGTTTAAGTTCTTCTTCAAGTTTTTCCATTTCAGCAACTGCTTCATTTTTGAGTGCGTCACCGTTAAGTGTTGATCCTCCTTGTGGACCAGCAATAGTGGCAAACTTGCTTCTAGCTTCACCTAGTGCATACTTACAAGTAGCGAGTGCAAAGTCTTTAATCCATTGTGTGGCTAGGTAGTCTTTTAATAACTCTGAATCTGGACGATAATTGTAACAATATAATAATAGTTCTTCTTCTGCTCTAGGGCGTTGTAATATTACAAGTTCTTTGTTAGTAGTATTCCATTTAAACTCAATAAAGCTACCAAACATTCTTCCAACAAGTTCTTGATATTGTGTGAACATATTGTAAGTTGCTAATCCACCCATATTAGTACTTGCTAAAAGATAGGTATTAGTGTAAGCCATATTGAACGGTTCAAATAAAGTACCACCATCTCCCCCACCTGATCTAGAACCAATTGAACGTCTGAATATTTTTCTAACTTCTATTGTTTCATCTGGTAGGATATATGTATTTTGATCAATTACAGTAGGTAAAAACATATAAGATTCTTCGACTGAATTGTCAGATCTTTGTCTGAATTTAGCCAATGATTTCTTTAATGCCATCTCGTAGTGCTCTGGATCAAGCTCTACATCCACCATTCCACCACCTAAACTTAGGTTGATGTAATCGAATACTTCTTGTTTCATACTTTTCAAATCCGCCATATCGTCTTCTCCATATGTATTTATACGTTCGATAAATACTAACGTTATGCCAAGACTCAGTTTATACAAACCCGAAAAGGGCAAAGACTACGAATTCCTAGATAAAACCATCACGGAAATGTTCACTGTTGGTGGTACTGATGTGTTCGTTCACAAGTATCTAGGGCCTGTAAACCCTGAAGAAGCAGATGCTACTCAGGACAAGCCTCGTTACGATGCCGTTAAAGAGACAAATATTCAGGATATGTTATTCCTTGAAAATAGGGATAGAAAGTATGATCCTGACATTTACGTAATACGTGGTATTTACAATATTGCTGATATTGACTTTGATATGAGTCAATTTGGTCTGTTTTTACAGAACGACACATTGTTTATGACAATACCTATTAATTATAGTGTTAAAACATTAGGTCGTAAAATTATGCCAGGTGACGTTATAGAGCTACCACACTTAAAAGATGAACACGCACTTAACGATTATCAAGTAGCACTAAAACGTTTTTATGTAGTTGAAGATGTAAACAGAGCGGCGGAAGGATTTTCACAGAGTTGGTATCCGCATTTATATAGAGTTAAATTAAAACAAATTGTTGACTCACAAGAATTTAAAGAAATACTTGATTTACCTGCAGAAGAAGGAAGTACAAATACATTACGTGATGTGCTTTCAACTTATGAAAAAGAAATGCAGATTAATGATGCCGTTGTTGCTCAAGCAGAAGCAGACGCACCTAAGTCAGGTTACAATACTAAACCATTCTATACATTACAAGTTGATAAGTTTGGAAAACCAGAATTAGTTACAACTGATACAAGTACACTAGATGCAAGTACAGCCGGATTGTTAGCTGACAGAGTAAACCAAACACCTGAAAGATCAGGTTACCAAGGTTACTTGTTAGGAGATGGTATTGCACCAAATGGTGAAACGTTTGGACATGGTGCAAGTTTTCCTTTAAACCAAGTAAAAGGAGATTACTTTTTGCGTACAGACTTTTTACCAAACAGACTATTTAGATTTGATGGACAACGTTGGTCCAAAATGGAAGATTCAGTTAGACTTACAATGTCTAATACTGATACGAAACAAACACAAAAAGGAACATTTATTAACAACACTACTACAAGTGATATAGGTGGTGAACAAGTTAAAGAAAGACAACCTTTGAGTAAAGCACTTAAACCTAAGGCGGATAATTAATGTTACATTTTTACGACGGACAAATTAGAAGATATATTACTCAAATAATTAGATTGTTGAGTAACTTCTCTTATGTTGACGGTAAAGGTAAGTTTGTTAAAGTTCCTGTCATGTATGGAGATATTACAAGACAAGTTGGACACATCATTAGAGATAATTCAGAAAATAAAATTCCAAGTGCTCCACGTATAGGTGTATATGTAGCAGGTATGGAGATGGACAGAACTAGAACTGCTGATCCAAGTTATACAGGTAAAGTACATATTAGAGAACGTGCATTTGATACAGCAGGTAACGAATACTTAAACGAACAAGGTAAAAATTATACAGTTGAACGTATGATGCCTACACCATATAACTTAACTGTTACAGCAGATATATGGACAACTAATACAGAACAAAAATTACAAATACTAGAACAAATATTAATGTTGTTTAACCCTAGTTTAGAAATACAAACTACTGACAACTATGTAGACTGGACTTCTTTATCAGTTGTTAATTTAGAAAACATTAACTTTAGTTCAAGAAGTATTCCAGTAGGAACTGAATCAGATATTGATGTTGCAACATTAGGATTTAGTACACCAATTTATATTAGTCCACCTGCTAAAGTTAAAAAGCTAGGTGTTATTACAAATGTTGTAATGAGTATATTTGACGAAAGCAAAGGTACTATTAACTTACAAGACAGTATGCCTGAACTACAAGCATACGATGATACTAATGCTAACTTGGCTAAAGGTTCAGATACAAGTACAGCAGGTAAATCAGGATCAGGTAAGTCAAGCAAATCTACAGCTTCATTAACTGTTTCAACTGCGTCTGGATATGATGCTATTGTAATGGGTAACGTTGTACAATTAGGTAAGAACGGTATTGCTGGTGAAATTAATTGGCGTGAAGTTCTTGAATCAGAACCTGGTATGTACAGAGCAAGTTTAAGTAAAATTTATCTTGAAAGAGCAGGATTTACAACTTCTGTTGTAGGTACGTTTGCATTAAACACATTAGATGAAACACAATTAATAGTTAATTGGGACGAAGATACTATACCAACAAACACAGTTTTAGTTGGTCCTTTAGCAACTAAAGGAACAATAGATTATATTATAGATCCTACTAAAACTAATCCAACTAATATAAGAGGTAATGGAATAAGAATTCTTTTATTAGGTGATATTGGCTCAACTGAAAATACAGATGGTGCTGATGCTTGGAAAGGATCAAAAGGCGACTTTATTGCTAAAGAAAATGACATTGTTGAATGGGACGGAAATGATTGGAATATCGTTTTTGATGCTAGTGGTAATAGCGGACAAGATTCAACAGTACCAGAGGTTACATATACAACCAACCTAAATACAGGTATCCAATATAAATGGGACGGCACAGAATGGACATTAACGTTCGAAGGCGAGTACCGAAAAGGAACCTGGCGCCTAGCACTCTAAGATAATTAATAGTATGAGTAAGATTATTTGTAGTGGAGCTCTCTTCTATACATTAGATACACAAAGGTTCTTGTTTTTACATAGAACCCAAAGTAGACAAGCAGATGTTTGGGGACTTGTAGGTGGTACTAATGAAAGTGAAGAAATTCCGTATCAAGCATTATTAAGAGAAATAAAAGAAGAAATAGGAAGTACACCTTCTATTATTAAATCTATTCCACTAGAAACTTTTGTAAGTAATGATGAAAAATTTAATTTTCATACATATCTTTGCGTAGTAAAAGAAGAATTTATTCCAAAATTAAATAAAGAGCATAATGGATATGCTTGGGTTAGTTTTGGTAAATGGCCTAAACCTTTGCACCAAGGATTAAGAAACACATTACAAAGCAAAGCAAACCTCACAAAATTACAAACAGTATTTCAACTTATCTCACTATTGGAGAAATAAATGATTAGAGTATTTGGCGACATAATGTTAGACCGCTGGATAGTGGGAGAAGCAAATAGAATGTCACCAGAGGCTCCTGTTCCTGTATTACTAGAACAAGAACAAAAATATTCAATAGGAGGAGCAGGCAATTTAGCAGTTAATATTAAAAGTTTAGGTTCAGAAGTAGAACTTACTACTGTTACTGGACAAGATAAAGAAGGTTATAAGTTACAAGAACTTTTATTAAAGACAGGTTTACAATGTTCATTAGCAGGAGATGTTAATGTTACAACAACTAAAACAAGACTAGTTTCAAAAGGTGGACAACATATTGTACGTTGGGATAGAGAAGAACAATACATAGGCGAAGATGCATTTGATAGATTTACAGTTCATAAAGATGATATTATTTGCATAAGCGATTATAATAAAGGTACTGTTAGAAGAGATACAATAGGAAATTTATTAGATAAAGGTACAAAAATTTTAGTAGATCCTAAACAAGATGCAAACTTTTATCATGGAGCATACCTTGTTAAACCTAATATGCAAGAGTATGAAGAATGGTTTGGCAAATGGGATAAAACTACTGCTCTTAGACAAATGCAAAGATTAGATTGGACTTGGTTAGTTGTTACTGATGGAGCCAATGGTATGCACGTATTAAACATACTAGATGAATACAAACATTTTAAAGAAGAAGTAAAAGAAGTAGCAGATGTTACAGGTGCAGGAGATACTGTAATGGCAGTTATTGCCTATGGTATTGATAAAGGTATGGACGTATTTGATTCGTGTAAATTAAGCTGTTATGCGGCGGCTAGAATAGTAGAAAAAAGAGGTGTTGCTATAATACAACAGGACGATTTGGAACGCAATATCGTATGGACTAATGGGGTGTTTGATATACTGCATACTGGCCATTTAAAGCTACTTAGACACGCACACACGCTTGGAAAACGCCTTGTGGTGGGCATTAATAGTGATTCCAGTGTAAAACGTTTAAAAGGCGATTTAAGGCCCATAAACGATCAGAATACACGTAAAGAAGCATTGTTAGAATTAGGCTTTGTAGATGATGTTGTTATATTTGAAGAAGATACACCATATGAAAAAATTAAAGAAATACAACCAGATGTTATAGTAAAGGGCGGTGATTACAAAGTATCAGAAGTAGTCGGAAATGATTTAGCCAAGGTAGAGATTTTCCCAACTGTAAAAGGGCATTCAACAACTACAATAATTGAAAGATTAAAATCATGAGAGTATTAGTAACAGGACATAAAGGATTTATTGGAAGAAACTTATGTGCATACTTGCTACATAGAGGACACCAAGTTGAAGGCTGGGAATGGGAAATAAACAAAGTTCCAGATCCACAAAACTATGATAGAGTTGTACACCTAGGTGCTTTAAGTAGCACAACAGAACGTGATGTAGAAAAAGTTTTAATGCAGAATTTTGAATTTAGTCAAAGACTTTTACAACTTTGTGACCAATGTGGAACAACTTTAATATATGCCTCAAGTGCTAGTGTATATGGTAACGAACAAACTCAAAGAGACCTAAAACAAATTAAAGAAAACGATCCAAAATATCCAATGAGTCCATATAGTTGGAGCAAATTTTTGTTTGATAAACTTGTAATGGAAATACCTGAGTATACAATTAATGTACAAGGACTTAGATTCTTTAATGTATATGGACCTGGTGAACAAGATAAAGGCGAACAACAAAGTGTTTTTGGTAAGTTTGAATTACAAGCAAAGAACTTAAAAGAAATAACTGTATTTGAAAAGAGTGCTTTTATTAGAAGAGATTTTATTTGGGTAGGAGATGTATGTAAAATTATTGAAAAAATGTTTGATGTAGATGCTACTGATATTTGGAATGTTGGAACAGGTATTGCTCCATCGTTTATGGATATTGCAGAAGGTTATGCTAAACTTTATGATGCTAAAATTAAAGAAGTACCATTACCAACACATTTACAAGGACAATATCAGTATTACACTTGCGCCAATATAGACAAGCTAATTAATAGTATAGGTGAATACAAGTTTAAGACTGTACAGGAGTATATAGATGCCAGCAAGACATAGTGGTAAGGTAGACAAAGGTTGGGGATATGAATTAATTTGGGCAACCAACGACTTGTACTGCGGAAAGATTTTGGTTTTTGAAAAAGCCGGTTCCAAAATGTCAATGCATTTTCATAAAATAAAAGATGAATCTTGGTTTGTTAATCAAGGTAGTTTTAAATTAAGATATATTGATACTGCTAAAGCACAAACAATGGAAGTTGTAATTAAAGCAGGAGACACTTGGAGAAATCCCCCACTTATGCCACATCAACTAGAAGCCATCGAAGCAGGTAGTTCACTTACTGAAGTAAGCACATCTGATTCAATCGAAGATAATTATAGACTTGCTCCGGGTGATAGTCAAAAGGATCAACCAGATGCAAATCTACAAGTCACAACTGAAACACAACCTAAGTAGTTTCGTACATACAAGTAAATTTCTAGCTAATCAAATTGCAAATGAAATTGCTTTACCGAATGGTTTAGCAAACGTTCCACACCCTAGTTTATGTACTGCTTGTAGCCCACATTATAATTTGTTTACAAGTACTATGCCAGAAGTAGTAGCTTTGTATAAAGACATACAAGAATTTTTTAATAAAGAAGTAACGCACGATAGTAGAAAGTTTTATTGGATAGTAGGTTGGTTAAACTATTGGCCACATAAAGGCGAAGTATTAGATTGGCATGGTCACGATTATGGTGGAGGTGTAGATTGCTTTCATGGTATATATGGTATTAACTGTGAACCAAGTTATGCAGAATATAGAGAAATAGGAACAGAAGAAATTGTTGAAAAAGTAGAAAATAAAAATAATCAATTACTAATTACACACTCTACTAACATAGAACATAGAATAAGTGACTGGGAAGATAAAGAACCACGCATAACGATAGCTTTTAACATACAACCAATGGATACTATGCTACAACATATCCGAACGCCTCAAGTTAATCAGGCAAATAAGGTCGGTCTACAGTTACATCAAGACAACTTAAGAATGAATCAACCTGGTTCTTTTACGCCAGGCGGTAACCCATTAAACTATTACGTGCCACTATAATGAAATACGAAAATATATTCCCAACTGGTATACTAATACATGATGTACCTAGCAATATTGCAAACGAAGTTGAAGAACTTGTAGTAAGTCGTATAGATCAATTACAAAGACCAGATGACAATGCTCCACACGCCACAGATTATTTTGAAAGAGATAAAATTATAGATTTAAAATACGACACACCTAATTTATATTCTGAAATAGATATGTGTGTTAGAGATTATCAAAATAAAAATGCAATGAATAGAATAAACGAAGGCTATGGATATAACTATTGGACACAAGATTATAAAGAAGGTGATATACATAGTGAACATCATCATAACGTAGGACAAATTAGTGGTGTGTATTATGTTCGTGCTAATGAAAGTGCAGGAGGAATTAGTTTTAGAAATCCAAATCCTTTTACAGAATACGGACATACAATGAGAGATACTGCACCTTATAGTTGGCAAGAATATGTATATAAACCTGTTAAAGGAAGAATACTATTGTTTCCAAGTTACTTGAAACATACAGCTTTACCTAGTGGAAAAAATTGTGTTAGGAGTGTTATAGCTTTTAACGTTACGTCAGCTTTTCCGCCAACAAAATAATTACGCCTGAGCTTCACCCCATCTTAGAATAATGTTCGCTTTAGTATCAGCACCCTCCGCCTTATAAACGTTAATTGCTAATACGTCTGGTCCGTTCGGGAAAGTACCTCGCCCACCTAGTGTGGTATTAGTTAATTCTTTCAACGTACTTAAATCTAATGAACTTTGTTCACCTGGTGTAGCAATAAATGAAAATACTGTTTCACCTGGTTGTGCGTATGGCGGTTGTCCAAATAAGAACCCAACAGTATCACCTGCGTTAATTGTTGTGTTCGAAGTCTGTGTAAACGTAATTCTGTAGTAATCTGTTCCACCATAACTTAATGGACCTTGTACACCAGAAACGTATGTTCCTCCCGGAAACTTACTATCGTTAACCTCTGTACCTGATATAGCACCAGTCGCCTCCCAACTTGTTTTTGTAAAGTACAAGTAGTTTGTGCCAGTTAATGAAGCACCTGGGTTAACTGAAACTGTAATAGTTTCACTTGCACTAATTGTAGAAGTGTTTCTATTACTAAATCTAAATAGTTTAGGATTATAGTTTTCATAGATATCAGTAATAGTAGTACCAGCTGGGAAGTCAGATAATCCTGAATTTGGATTACCAGTTGCTGTAACTGTTTGACCCGTTGTTACTTCACTACTTACTAGGTTCCATGAAGCATTAGTTATCCAATGCCATTGTGTATTATTTCTATTATATTGTGCAACAACATCGTTTGTCATCTCTGCAACAATAGTACCATTTCTAGTAACCTGAGTTGCACCTGTTGACCATACAACAGATCCACCCGGGGCTATCTGAGCAAAACTTGGTTGTCCACCAGCCGCTGATCCTGTTAATGCCGCCCAACCAACGTCACCTGGATCAAGTGGATAGTTTTGTGGATTTAAAATTCCTTCAACAACAATTCCACCTACGATCGGAGTTCCACCATTACTACCATCTGATGTAATCTCAACACCTTCTAGTAGCAACTGTGCTCTGTTTAATAATTCTCTTTCACCTAAGTCACCCACAATAGCATTAGATACACTAGGTGCTAGTCTTAACATAAACACCGTGTTTCTTGTTGAACTAATTGTGTTTGCAGTAGAAGTATATGAAAAGATATAACCTCTATCACTATCAAACCCACCGTCTGTTTGGAAAGCTGATCCCCAGTGTGATATAATTGGTGTAATAGTATTACTAATTAATATAACACCAGTACGTGCTGTGTGCGTTGCGGCAACACCTGCCGTATAAGTTCTTGTTGCTCCTGCGGCAAAGTTTGTTAATGGTGCCGCTCTAGTACAACCAGTTAATGTATCTCCAGTTATACCTGTGTATTGTATCATTTCGTTATCAATAATAACTGTACCACCATTGTCTGGGAAGAACGAAGCGTCTTCTAATGGTATAGTATTTTGTGCATCTGTCATATCAGCCGCTAACTTATCGTTAGGACCTTCGTTTGATACTTCGTAACGTACCGGCATATTACCTGTACGCATAAATGCTTCTGTGTTAACGTTTGAGTTTCTCATTCTGTGATAGAATATAAAGTTACCATCATCACCTCTAAGCATCCAGTCAATAAAACCAGCTCCGTACCAACTGTACTGTATTCCAATCATCTGCATTTTAGATATATCCATAATATATCCTGATGATCCTGAACCATCTAATTTATCTTTGTTAAAGTCTGCTTGTTTAGATTTTTTATCTGAAACTAAACATAACTTGGCTCCACTTGCTGGAGTTACACCTCTAAAGTCTGGTGTTACGTTCATGCTAGTTTGATCAACTACCTGTGATACAACGTGTGTCATACCTTTAATAACAATTCTGTCACCAGCTTTAATTTGATCTCTAAATCTTGTTCCTGTACCTGTAACTGCGTTACTGTCTACTGCTAATGATATTGTGCCTGATAACTGTAATGTTGCAGTTCTTTGAACAGCATTAAAGTTTGATCCATCGTATTCCATAAAGATACCATTCTGATCATCAAACGCACCTGAACGTACAGTTGCACCGTGCCAGTTAAGTAATGAAACTTGAGCTTTTGCACTTAATACTGGAACTGTTGCTCCTAGTCCTGTTTGTGCAATAACTTTAAATGTTCTTTCACTAGTAATAGCTGATACTGTATATGGTCCATTATATCCTGGAGTTTCAATACCAATTAATTTAATTTGTCCACCAACTTGTAAACCGTGGTCAACATCATCAGTTGTAATATTAATAAATGATCCTTGTGCTACTGCATCTGCTTGTACAGTTAATAAGTCATAGGACGGAGCAAATAAGGCACCAGTTGTATACATAATACCTTTACCTGATTGGTATCTAATATATTTTTTACTCTGTCTAATTGCCTGTGCACCGTGTTGTGGTCCACCTGTTCCTAACATAACACCACCATCATATGGTCTGTGTACAAAGAACGAATCTGGTCTTGGATACAATACAGCATTAATGTCGCCAACATCACTAATGGCTCCTGCCGCTCTACACTGATATCTCAGTGAAGTTGTTGTTGGAACTTGCTGTGCAAAGAACGGACCTTCTAATAATGTGTGATTGTTTGTTCCATCATCTGTACTTACTGTAACAATAAATGCATCTCCTGGAATTAATCCGTGTGCAGTTGTAAATGAAACTTCAACAGTTGCCAATGCCGCAAATTGTATTGTTGTATTTTGTGGAATACCTGATGTTAAACTCTCTGACATAGTTACAGTTGAATATGATTTAACAACTGTACCTGCTACTGCTGTACCTGAACTTGAACTTGCAATAATTCCTCCGTCTGTTGCAACTTCAGAAATTGTAACAACACAATCATTAGTTGGAGTTTGTCCACCTAAACTTGTACCTGCAATTTTAATTTTGTTTCCTACTTGGTAGTTAAGTCCATCGTTATTAACAATAGCAGTTGAATATGCTCCTAAATTTCTTGTAATATTAAACGTAGCATTCATACCACTGTTTTGTAAGTTCTGTCCTGGAATTCCTGTGTAACTTCCTGTACCTGAAGGTCCTGTACCTGAACCACTAATAGTTGAAATGTCACCACCTGCACCAACGGCTGTAATATTAATTGTAATATCGTTAGTTGGAGTAACACCACCTACTTGGTTACCTTGTATTTTAATATTTTGATCTGTGTAGTAACCAGTACCTGGAGTGTTTACTGCATAACTATATGTTCCACCAGTAATTGTAATATCAAATGTTGCTGTAGAACCTGTTAAGTTTGTTGCTTCTCCGTCAAACTGACTTAAATCTGTAATTGTTTTTGTGTCTAAGGCTGTACCTGCTACCGTTACAGTTAAAACTTCACCAGTACCTGCGTCAACTGTTGCAACTGTAACTGTACAGTTGTTTGTAACATCAACACCGCCTAATGCACTACCTAGTACAACAAATTCTTCACCAGCTAGATATCCAGTACCACCTACAGTTACAATAGCACTATAAGCCGTGTCTAATCTTGTAACGTTCATGGCAAAGTTCGCACCACCAACTGTGTTTGAAGTGTAAGCCGGAGTGGCATAAGTTTCTGTGGCATCTGGTGCTGTACCAGTTATACTAATTGTATTAATTCTTCCTGTTCCACTTACTGCATCTACTTTTACAATAGCGTCATGTGTTGGACTACTACCACCTAAATTAGTTCCTAAAATTTGTAATCTATCACCAGCCGCGTATCCCGCCGTTGCATCTGCGGCAGTACCTGAAGAGCTAAATGATGTAATACCACCTGAGGCATTTGCACCTGTAACATTAATTGTTAAATCGTTTGTTGGTGTAGTACCACCTAAGTTTGCACCTGAAACAATAATAGTGTTACCACTACCATAGTTAGTTCCTACTTCGTTACCTTGTGTAACTGTGTAGCTGTTATTGTAATTTACAGTAATGTTAAATGAAGCCGCCGCTCCAACTATGTTTTGACCTGATGTTACGTTTGTATAAGTTGCAGAGTTAACTGCTGTACCTGTAACACTAATTGCAGTAATAACACCTGAACCGTCAACAGTATCAATAGTAATTGTAGCATCGTTGGCCGGACTTGCACCACCTAAGTTTGCACCTGAAATTACACACGTTTCTGTTGCACTATATCCTGAACCTGGAGCAACAACACTTGCAGTATAAGTTGTTCCACTAAATTGTACGTTGAATGTAGCATTTGATCCAACACCACTGTAAGTATATGCTGGTTCACTAAAAGTACCTTGTGCCGCGGCACCTGTTCCTGATGCATTAAATGATGTAATACCACCACTACCATCAACACCTGTTATTGAAATATCTAAATCTTCTGCTGGACTTGACCCACCAAAGTTAGTTCCTGGAATTCTAATTAAGTCACCAACAATATAACCTGCGTCGGCGGCACTTGCGTTTTCTGTAACGTTGTAAGTATTATTTGTTAATACAACGTCCCATGCCGCACCAGTACCAACACCACCTTGTGTTACACCTGTTGCATTATTGGCATAAGTTGGATCTTTTAAACTTACTGTGTAAGCATTGTTTGTATATGTAACATCAAATATTGCACCTAAACCGTTACCGTTCATGTTTTGACCAGCGATGTTACTAAAACTTCCGTTACCGTCAAATGCTGAACCTGACGAGCTAAATGATGTAATTGATCCGCTTGAATCAACTGAGTTAACAGTAATTCGACAATCGTTAGTTGTAGTTTGTCCACCTAATGTGTTACCAAGTACAACAATAACATCATCTACTTCATATTGATCACCACCTGTATTATTTTGTGTAACTGTATAGTTTCCACCTGCTCTGTCAATATCCCACAATGCACCAAAACCTGTACTGTTATAGTTTGTTCCTGCAACTGCTGTATATTGTACGTTGTTACCAACAATAGCAGTTGAAGTATTACCATCTAAGTTTACATCAGTTCCAACAATACTTGATACGTGAACTGCTGTACCATCTCCTCTATCAATGGCCTGTCCTGCTAATACTCCTGTTACATCACTTAATGCAATTTGGTTAACACCACTTGCATAATCTCCTGCAACTGACCAAGTAGCAATTTCTCCGCCACCACCTGTTACAACTGTAACCTGAGCACCACTTCCAATACCTGTTCCATCTGTTTTAGTTGCAACTTGGAAAGTTAATGCTGGTGCACCACCGCCTCCTAATGAAGCGTCTAATACTGTGATAGTATCGCCTACTGCGTTATTTCTACCACCTTTAAAATTTGTTATACTTGTTGCCGCACCTGTACCGTCAATAACAATATCAAATGTACCAACAATTAATTCTGAAGCAATACTATCTGAACTACCACTTATTGCTGTGTAAGTTCCTGCTGTTCTACTTGCATTCGCAACACCTATTGTACCTGCTGTTGCAATTTGTCCTGCAACGTTTTGTACCGGAGCACCAATCTCTGGTGTGTTTCCAATCCAAGTAACTTTGTCTGAACCATTTGGAGCCGCTAATGGGTTTGTAAATGTACCTGCTGTACCTTGTGATATAATACTAAATGTTGGACTACCAATCGCCGCACCAGTATAAAAGTTTGCTTCTCTTAACTGTGTGTAATAAGTTGAAAGTACTTGTCCGTTACTTGTACCAACTTTTGATTTAGCAAAAAATGTAAATGTATTTGCAGTAGGAACAGTTGAAATTATAAACGAACCTTCTGCTCTACTTGCCCCTTGAATACTATTTTCAAGAGCTTTAATTGTAATAGGTGTACCTGCTACAATACCATGAGCACCAACTGTTGTTACTGTAATTAAACTTTGACCAACACCACCTGTACCTGTTGAAGCATCAGTTACAACTGAAGCAACTTCTTTATCAGTACCTGGTACTTCGTAAATACTTGGATAACCTCTTTGCATAGCAATCGCTTGCCACTTCGTAGGCTGTAGACCATATTCAAAGTCAGCATCAAGCATGGATACGGAGTTTGAAACTCTCATACGTTCAATAGCATCAGTACCAAAATCAAATGGTCTTGTTCTTGTTTCACCTTGATCTATAAAGATCTGTAAATCATCTGTGTCGTAGTATAAAGGTATTTTTTCTTCAATTGGTAAATTGTCTAAACCATTCTCAATTACATCTGTAATAACAAAGAATAAGTTAGTTACTCTTGTATTAACACCTATTTCAGGTAAACTTAAAATAACATTCTGTGATACTGCACCTGCTCCAACTTGTTGTGAAGTGTATGCAACATTTTTTAAAATGTAATTGTTAATTAAATCTCTTGCAAAGTTTTTAGCCGCAATCTCTGGAGTTCTATCACCGTCAATTTGTGGAGTTGTTTGTACCCAATACTTACTTGCATTAAGATATGTGTTTGCATTACCGCCGTACTTGATATCTTTTGTAATACCAGCTACGTTTAATCCCATATCTCTTTCACACTTGGTAGTGTTGTATGTATAATTGTGCCACATACCTGAAGTTGCACTTGCCACGTTTGCCGCAATCCAGGCTACTGTTTCTTTTTTAACAAATTCTAAGTTTGCTTCTAAAACTGCTACTGCTTTATCTGTATAAGTTATGTTGTCTGTATTTTTATCTAGATAAACAGTTGTAATAGTTCCTGTTCTTTCTAAGAACTTTGGAAAGTCTTCTTCAACACCTTTAGTTAATTGTGAAGTATCATCTGTTTGGAATTCACAACTTCCACCTAATTTAGGATCACTAAAGTTAAAGATAACTTCGTTGTTTGTTGTATCAGTAATTAATAATAAATCGTTTGATGGAACACGAGTCTGCATCTTAACACTTGAAACTTTTGTTCTATCAAGTGCTGGAACATTATCAAGTCCGTTTGTAATAACGTCTGTAATAATTGCAAACAAGGCAGTAACTCTTGCATCTGATCCTGATTCATAACTTGAACCATTGTTAGTATATTGTGTTGTTACTACTGGACTTTGTGCAGATGTAAAAGTTGCTTGAGGTAAAATATAGTTATTAATTAAACTAACAACAAAGTTCTTTGCCGCTACTTCAGGTTGTCTATCTCCGTCAACCTGTGGAGTTGAATTAATCCAATATTTACTTGCTAAAAATCTTGCCTGTGCGTTTCCGCCATATCTTAAATCGTATAAAATACCACCGTCACCATTTACACCTTGTAAATTGTATCTTGTATCTCTTTCACACTTTGGTGAATTGTATGTATAGTTGTACCAGAAGCTAGTAGGGTCAGCCGCATTGGCTAAAACCTGTGCGGCAATCCATGCCACAGTTTCGTCACAGATAAACTCAACGTTATTTTTAATTAATTCATACGCATGAGGGTTTCTGTTTTCTGAAACGGGAATTCCTGGTTGGAATATATACGTATCTATCTTTTGTTTAGCCATCTATTTTAACTTCCTAATGCTATTGCCAATGCCGTCGCTCTTGAGTCCACGTACTTCTTATTAGCTATTGCCGTACTTTGTGTAGGCTCGCCTTGTACATTACCCGTCGTAAACGTAGCTTTATTTGGTTTAGTATTACCTATTACTGTATTATTTAGCGTCCCTGCACTCGCAACTAAATTTGTTGAAGTAACCGTTCCCGGTGTCGTAGCACCTATATTCATGTTATCTAATGTTCCACCAGCCGCTGGATTTATCAATACTGTACCACCTGATCCTGTTGGAGCAATTCTAATGTCTGAGTTTTCACCAGTTAAAGTAACGTTATCTGAAGCCGTTAATCTTAATGCATTAACGTCCATATTGTTAATAGTTCCACCATTTGTTGGATTTATTACTACTGTACCTGAACTTCCTGTAGGCGATAATGTAATTACAGCATTTTCACCTTGTGCAGTTATATTACCTGTTGTAAGTATGCTTGAGAAACTACCAACACCAGTAATAGTTGGGTCTTCAATAGTAAACATTCCTACTGGATTAGCATCAGCATCTCCATAATATAAAGCCGCCGGAGCATTTGTTGGTACTGTGAAAGTTGTTTTACCTGTAAATTGTCCTTGTGCTTCTGATTCTGTTTTCTTATCTGTACCACCAGCATTTAACCAAGATAGTCCTGTGTCATATAATGTATAACCACCACTATCATCTATACTAAAAACGTTGAAACTATTATTACCAAGTGTTTGTCCTGCTTGGTTAACTGTTCTTAAAGTTAAATTGAATACGTATGCACTACCTCTTGTTAAAGTAACGCCTGGATTTGTTTTTAATGTAATACCGTCTGATTCAAACTGTCCATCAAATGTAAAGTTACCACCTGCATCTCTAACAACATAGTCACCTGATACATCAGTTTCTTCTGCTGTGTATGTATATGTTACACTACGTAAGGTAACGTTACCTTGTTCATCGACTGTGAATCCTGGTGATTTAAATCCGTGTTGTGCCTCAAATGCTGATTTTACGACTGCCATATTATGCTCCTATTGTATTTATCTGCATTTAACTTACCACGATTAAGCCGTGCATACCAGCATGAAATTCGCAGTTGTAATGGTATGTACCTGCTGTACTTGGGGTCCAAGTAATACTTCCTGAAACATTACCTTGGCCTACTGCCGCTGGTGTTGTAACTTGGTTACCTGTACCTGTTGAGTTTGTTGTTTTAATATATAATGGATGACCTACTGCGTTCATTGATAATGTTAAATTATCATTTACATTTAAATTAATCTGTGGATTATTTCCGCCGCCTATTGCACCATTTCTATCTGTACCTGACATTGTGTATCCACTTGATCCACTATTTGTAACTGTAATATTATAATTGTTACCTGGAGTAATTGAAGTATCATTAATTGTAACACCTACTGTACTTTCTCCATTGTCTAGTGCTAGTTGGAATGTTTCAACACCTTCAGTTGATGCATCTGCTGTAACATTGAATACTCTTGATTCTTGTGAACCAACAATAAAGTCTCCAGTTAGAGCAGTTCCACCTATGTCTGCACTTGTAATTCCTGTAATTGTATAAGGTAAACTTGTACCATTAGAAACGTTTGTCGTTGTAAGTGTAATAGTAAAGCTACCACCTTCATTAACTGTTGCCGCCGAACGTCCTAAACTGTAACTAGCTACTGCTGGACTTACAGAAGTATCTGCAATTTGTACCTGTGCAGTTGCTTCACCATTGTTAAGTGCAATATTAAAACTTTCTACACCTTCTGTTGTAACATCTTCTGAAAGTGTAAAGTCAAAATAATCAGTTGTACCTACAATGAAACTTCCGTTTAAATTTCCAGCTGTTAAGTCTGCCGCAGTTACACCTGTAACTGTATAATCTAATGTAACACCCGGGTCAACGTTTCCAGTTGTTAGTGTAATTCTAAATGTATCACCTTCATTAACATTTGATAAGTTTGAAGTTAATGTGTATGATAAAGCAGGAGTTTGTGAAGTATCATTTAGTATAACACTTGCAGTAGTTTCTTTACCGTCAAGTGTCATTGTAAATGTTTCTGTACCTTCTGTTGATAAGTCTGCTGTAACTGGATATGTAAATGTATCAGTAGTTCCAGTAATAAAGTTTCCTGTTAAATTTGCACCACCAATATCTGCTTGTTGTACTCCAGTAATTGTAAATGGAATAGTTGTACCTGCGTTTACATTTGTTGTAATAAGTGTAATACTAAAGCTCTGTCCTTCGTTTGCTTGTGAAGTACTTCTGCTTAATGTATAAGTTGGTGCATACGCACTTGAACTTGATCCTGCAATAACAGGTCCTGGCTCGTTTAGTGTTGCATAATAGTTTGCACTATGTATAATTTTTGCACCAGATATACTTGTTGAATCTTCTTGTACTCTAGGATATGCCATAAGTTTAAAGTAAGCATCTGTTACTTCAACTTCTAGCTGTAATAAGTCATTACCTAAGTTACTTCTACCGTATATTACTATGTTTGCTGTGCTTGTACTAGCTGTACATAAGCATTTAATAATCTCTTTACGTGCGGAGTTAACATCACAAGCAATAGTGTATTCTACGCCGAAATAAGAACCAACATACCAACGGTCTAATTCAGTACCGTTTTCAACAAGAGTTGCTGATGGACCTGCATATGACAGGTTTGCTCCACCTCTAAATTCAACTGTGTTGTTTTGTCCTTTACGTAAAAACTTGCTGATATCAAACATTAACTATCCTCTTTAGTATATTTACCTATTTAAGCGAGGCTTCAGTCCAAAACCGTTTTACCGCTTTTAACCGCTTCGCGGCATTAAATTTGCTTTTTTACCGCTCCGCGGATTCTCTCGCTATCCCCAAATACCACATATCTAACGGATACTGTTTTGAAGGAAAATGATGAGTAATCTTGAGATTATTTTCAGCAATCATGTCTTTAAATGTGTCAGGATTTGACCCCCATACATTTTCAGCAAGTATTATTACTCCGTCATTTGACAAGTAATCTCCGACGTTATTAAAGAAATCTTTGTGTATAGACCAGTCTAAATCTTTATATTTCCTTGGATCGTCATAGTGTGCAACATACGGGTCACCATTAAAATGTGGAGGATTAGCAACAATTAGGTCAAAAGATTGTTTAGGAATTAACTTAAAATTGTCACTTAAGAAGAATTGTGCTTTTTCATCAAGTTCATTTTTTAGTATAGTATGTAATACAGGTTTCTGGTTAGGTTCCCAGATATCAGATAAAGTTATCTTTTCTGTTTTACCTGTAGTTAGCAACCCAAACCCCCAAAAGCCTGGTCCACTACACCATTCTAACGAGTTGTAAAAAACTTTGTCACTAGTGATAAAAGAAGTTGCGTCTAAGAAATCATCAATCATGGTATTACCACAACCGTCTATTTCATCAGTCCAGTATATCTTTGTGTCGAAATATTGTGTAAATTTATCCGTCATTTTTAAGCGTCACAAGTTTGTTATATTCAGGTAACCATAAGTACTCAATGTCGCTGTGCTTTAATGTACGTACAGCATCATCTAATGTTTCTACTAATGGTTCTCCACCTAAATTAAAACTTGTATTAAAGATAATAGACAATCCAGTCTTTTCTTTCCACGCTTTAATCAAATTATAGTAATGAGGATTTTGTTTTTCACTAACTGTTTGTATTCTACAAGTTCCGTCAACGTGTATAATGCTTGGAATTCTTTCTGCAATACCTTCTTGACAGTTTACAGCATACATCATAGTTGGTGAACTTTTCATACCACGTAAGTCAAACCATTCATGTACATCTTCTTCAAGTATACTACCTGCAAAAGGTCTAAAGTATTCTCTACGTTTAACTAGATTAACGTGATCTTTACCATTAGGATCACTTGGGTCATACATAATAGTTCTATTACCTAAAGCACGTGGACCATTTTCTGAACGTCCTTGAAAAATAGTACAAATTTTTCTATCAGCTAATATGTCAACTACTTTGCTTTTATCTGAATCTTCAATAGTTGCACCATATTTTTCTACAATAGCATTTATTTGTTCATCTGAATAACAATAAGCAGGACCTTCGTATAGTGTATCCTGTTGCTCTTGAACATTATTATCTTTTGTAAGTCTTCTATGCATTAACATTGCCGCACCCATGGCCGTACCTGCGTCATTACTTACTGGTTCAACATATATTTCAATATTTTGGTCTTTTAGTTGTTCTAAATATTCGTAGTTTGCTACACAATTTAATCCGTAACCACCACTAATAACAACTTTATTTTTACCTGACATTTCTACTGCACGTTTAATTAATTTAACAACTTGATTTTGTGTTTCTGTTTGTACAGCATAAGCTAAATTTCTTCTGTTTTCTAATTTGCTTACATCTTCATTATCATGATCTATAAGTTCTTGGAAGAAGTTATAGTTTACGTGAGCACCGTTTGGATATGTAGGTATAATCATTTGTCTATCTGATATAGGCCACATAGTATCATTTCTAAATAATTTAATATTAGCACGTCTACCATATGGAAATAATCCCATTGTTTTACCTGCTTCAATAAAACTAAAGCCACAGTATTCTGTTACTGCCTCATAAGTTTTTACTATACCTGCATTTTCAGTAAGTAAAACATCGTGTGTCCATTCTTTAGGTTCATCATATAACTCACTTGACATATCTTTTAAGTATTGCGTAACCATAGGACCATTAGTACCTAAGTGTTTGTAAAGTGTTTTAAAATTATCTGGATATGCACAATCATATATTGTTTCTGTTTCCCAAACAGTTTGTGGTTCACCTGTATTAGTAGCTAAATCTATAAACGTACCTGCACCATCAACAATAACTGCTACTGCATCACTAAATCCTGATCTATAAAAAGCTGTCGCGGCGTGTAATTTATGATGTATATGACTCATGTCAATTACTTGTGGGTGATTTTCTTCTGGGTTATAAGGCTTTCTACTTATTAATCCTAACTTACGTGCTAGTCCAGTATAAACATCATCGCCACTAAAGTCAACTCTACCTGCTGTTCTTTGTAAATTTTGTGTATGTGCAACTACTAAAAAGTCTAGCTTATCAGTATATTCTAAAATTTTTAACATAGAAGCATAAGGACCACCATCGTATTTTTGACGTGTAAGTCTTTCTTCTTCTATTGCAAAAACTATTTCGCCGTCTTTCAATAAACATACACCTGCGTTATGTCCTCGAGCTATTCCGGCAATCCATACTGGTTCTTTTTTCATTTAAAATCCTCTATAAGTTCTATTCCAATTTACTGTTTTAGAAATATTTGCAATAGTCTCTTTATAATCATCAGTTTTTGCTTTAACAGTTGTATCTATCAATTTTTTTTGTTCTTCTGTTACGTTCTGGTTATGATTGTGTACCCAATCTAAATGTTGATAAGGACTAGGATGTAATTCTACCCATCTTCCTTCATCACCATTGAACCACCACGTTAAGTCTGGTCTATTCCAAGCATGAAGTCCTATTGGACATAACCAATGATCACCTTTTAGTACATCTTTATATTCTTCTAAATTATATTCTTTTATAGCATCTGCAAGTTCAGGTGTGTTTCTTAAGTTTTCTCCATGACCTTTTTGATGTGGAATATCTGTTCCTAATGTATTAAGATCACTTATACTTGTAAAATAAAATTCACAACCTGTAGATTCTAATAAGCCTTTTGTTAATTCTATTGCGTGTAATGTATGTAAGAAAAATGCTTTCTCATCATAAAAAGTATCAATCCATTCTTTATCATATAGTTCTTCATTTTGATAACTGAATATACTACCTTTTGTTTGCCAAGGTTCTTTATGTTTAAAGTTCAACCAATCATGTCTTAAATGACTAGTCCATTGTATTATAACTTGATCTTTGTTATTGAATTTATTTTTTATATTGCATTCTGCAACACGTTCAGCAATAGCACGATTGCCTAAACCAGCATGACCCCAGTTTTCGTAATAGTTAGCTTCAAGGCTTAAGATGTCTGCCCACGTTGGCCAGTTCCATGAAGTATATGAACAACCAAATGTAAACAGTCTATCCATTAGTCTTTGTCTTTATATTTGTGTCCTATCCTCGGTTTACCAGTCATTCCATTTGTAACTGACTCAACAATAATTGCTTCAACTTTATCGTTCATTGCCATAATACCATCATTGGTTCTATCAGCATATTCATCAGTTGTAACTCTAATAGGCGAATAAGTTCTTGCACCTAAGCCCATATCTAGAATGTCAATGTTTTCATCGTCGGGATAAGAAACGTTAATAGGAAAAGTTGATCCAATTACTACTGTACATTTTTTATCTAATGCATGGACCATATGTTGTCCTGAACTATCACAACCTAAGAAGTAATCTGCATTTGCAATTATTCCGCACCAATGTCTTAAGTCTGCTCCCATAGGACTTGCTACTGGATCTTTTACTTCATGTTTTTGAAAATCAATTCCAAACTCTGCCATGTGAATTACGCCAAACTTTTTAGAGAGTTTTTTAACAATACTAACGGCATTTTCAGCCTCGAAACTTCTACCACTATAATCTGATATCATTCCGTTCTCATGGTGTACTGTTCTACCATAAGGTTGAAAAACTAATACTTTGTCTTTTTTAGTTTTTTCTTTTACTTCGTCTACAAGTTTTTTACCAAAGATCATTTCTTCTTTGTTTAATCTAATTCTAGGTTTTTGTAGTTTTCTTAATCCTTTGTTGTTAATAGCAATATCATATGCTTGAGCTATTGAACACATTTGATTATAATATTCCCAAACTCTATATGGTTCAGGTGTTATTAAATTTCGTTCTTTTAATTTATCTTGAAATAAGCCTTTGTGCCAATGGTCGTACACTCTAGCATATAAGGATTGATGTCCTTTAAAGAAATCAGTTCCTCCTTCGCAAACAATAACAAAGTCATCGTCTGGATTTTCTTCTTGAAATTTTTCTAGAGCAGGTATTGATGCAATGACTCGTCCAGCACCACCATTAATAAAAATGGCAGAGTTACGTTTTTTAACTTCTTCTGTTGACATTTATCATCCTTTAATCTGTGCGTAATTTAGTACTAGTTTCGTACTAGCACTATGCAGTTATTTAAAAGGATTTATTTTACTAAGATTGTTTTCTGGCTGTAATAGTTCCAGCTATTCTAGTCTTTCCTTTAGCGTCTGTAGGCGCCGCAGGTAGCCCATCTGCTACACCATCGTCAAATGGAGTACCGTCTGTGCTTAAATTTAGTCTAGCTAGGTCTGTACCAAAGTAATGTCCGCCCATTTCTGGTGGAATCATGTGCCCTGTTGCAGGGTGGTAAGTGTGTTCCATTAACCAACCATCAGCTGGATTATCTCTATTAGCTTCTGCTGTACCATCTGGAACATTGTCACCAATAGTAGTTGCCGCGTCCATACCGTTTACAGCCGCGCCATAACGTCCAGTAGCACCTGGGAACTGATCGTTTTCGCCCCAAATTCCTGGTTGTTTAGCTTTTGGTGATTGTGGTAAACGTACTTTCCAAGGTTCAATACGTTCTTTTTTCTCTAATTTGAATTTAGCACCAGTTCCTGTTGTTGAACTGTCGCCTGTTTTAACAATAGTATAAGCTACATCGTTAATTGTTTTAGCTTCTTTCATGTGTCGAGCATTAAAGGCGTTACGTGTTCTAACACCTGTAATAGCACCGTCTTGTCCAATGCTTGTAACAATAATGTTTACGTCTAATGAACCTTTAGCATCATCTGAACTTGCATCTGGTTTCCAAGCTTCTCCATCATTTGGATCTGCTTCAAAATCATAACCTGGTCTTTGTCCCATTGGTGCTGATAAGTCATCTAATGTTCCAACTTGATCTGCACTATAACCTAATACACTAGCGTCAACTAACATATGATCGCCTACTGAATAACCTGTTCCACCTGCTGTAATAGTAGGTGTCCAACAAGCACCATATAGTTCTGGTAAATCTCTTAATTCTTGTCTAAATTTTTTCCATTCATTTGCTAAACTTTCTGGCATATCATCTGATAAATGCGAGTCTGACCAAGAAAGCTGTGACCATCTAGTACGTTTAATTTCATCCCAACCTACGTGTGGCTTTAAGAATGGATATGGTGTGTTCCATTGTTTAGCTACTGGATCATAAGTAATTTCATCTCTGTCATATGTATGATCTGGTGTAGGAACTTTTGGTTCAATGTGTACAAAGTTATTACCATTAATATCTTTTTGTGGTAAAGTAGTTGTTACATTTTCTCTGCCTTCTAACATTAAAGTATCTTGATGTACTTCCATTAGTTCGCATAATAAAGGATTTTCTTCACAATTAACTTTTACCATGTACTCGTGTGGTGCTGGTACAAAGTCATCTTCAATTTCGTATGCGTATCTAATTTCACCTGAACGTTTATTATCTACTTTTCTCATAAACACCCACATTTCTTTAGGGCCTTCATAAGTCCAAGTACCTACTTTACCTTCTTTAGTAGTTTGGTACAAGTAAGCATCAGGCATATCATATGAAAATTGAACTGCTACTTCTTTTTTTCTATTTTGTGCGTCTAATCCGTGTCCCATAATTATATCCTAGTAGTATACCACGTAAACAGCACCTTCGGCGCCTGGTGATCCACAACAACATCCACCACCGTATGGTGATCCGTGTACTCCACCTCCACCTGGCCATGATCCAAATTGATCACCTCCACGTGTACAACAACCGTTTGGTCCTATTCTTGGTCCTGATTGTGCCATTGGCGCAACCGGTGTAAATTGTAATCCTCTATCTCCACAATGCTGTGATCTTTGAGAGGATCCTGTGTAACTTGCTATTCCAAAATCAACGTTGTTTGGCTGTGATTGACAGTTGTAACAACTCATACAACAACCGTAACAACCAAAATAACCATGACAGTGAGTACAGTTAGAACAGTATCCACCACAAGCTATTGCACAGAAACATGAACTACCTGTTGGTGTTCCCATAACAAAACTGTTATGTCCTGCGTAGTTATTACCTGCGTATAAACAGCACCCTGATCTACCTGCACAAATTGTAAAAGTATCACCTGGTACTACGTTAGTTGATTTAATTGCGTAAGATCCTCCATCTCCTGGATAACCTTGCATACAGCAACAGCCACCTGTTCCTGATGCTCCACCGCCCCACATTTCAAATACTGCAAAAGTACTTCCTGATGGAACTGTCCATAAACAACATTTTCCTCCGTTGTTATTACAACAGAATCTTGATGCTGGTGGTACGCCTTTTGGTTGTCTAGGCCATGCTTCGTTATGATCCCAATTCCAAGCATAGCTGACTGTAAATGCTTGGGGAGCCTTAACACCTGTGTCGTAACCTGGTACAAAATCTCTTAAACTTGACATTTATTTTATTCCTCCCCTTATCCTACGTCGGATTGATAGTAAACAACTACTAATCCGCCTGCTCCCGGTCCACCACAGTAACAAGTACCGTTGTGAGTGTGAAGTGTACCACCGCCTCCTCCTGGGAAGTCAGCTGGTCCATCACTATCACGACCGTGTGTTTTATAACAATTATCTCTTGACATTCTAGCACTTTGTCCACCGTATGGTGCTGACGTCATGTTCTCCCATGATGAACTAGAACACATTGATGTTCCTGCTCCACCACCGTTGAATCCACAAATACTAAAATCTGCTCCTTTTACACAACCACATACGTAGTTAGGACAGCCACAATGTCCACCCCATGCAGTTCCAAATCCACAAGTAGCACAACCATATCCGCCACCTGATGAACATAAACAGAAGTAACTTCCGTCACAACATCCAGTTGCCGAACAAGCATAACTACCGCAACCTGGACAGCCCATTACTGGTCTGCAACAACCTGCCGAGCCTGCACATAAAGTAAATGCCGCTCCTGGTGTAATTTCTGCAATTTTTCTTCCGTAACTTCCTGAACCTCCAGGGAATCCTGCCATACAACAACAGCCACCGCCGCCGTCTCCGCCTGCACCCCAAGTTTCAAAAGCCGCCCATTTAACATCAGCTGAAGCTGTCCATAGACAACAACAACCTGGATTACTATTACGTGTTGTATCCATACTAGTATGGTAAACGTAAATAGTTCTCAGTTGTAAGGCCCCTTCATTTCCACCTAGTTGAAGTAAAGTTCTTAATGCAGACATCTAGTACTCTCCTATTACCCTATACCAACGCCATCATCGGCAGGTGGTTCAGCAAATCCGCCAGTTACTGGTTCTTCTGGAAACTTAACCATGTGTGCTGGATATTCATCCGCTTCACCTTTTTTCCATGTAACTGGTAAATCTCTTAATTTTTGTCTAAAATCAATCCAAGGTTGCTTAATAGCATCTGGACTGTCTGAAGCAACTTTAGAGTCAGTAGCATCTAATCTATCATTTCTTAATTGGATTAGTGTTTCCCAAGTTTGCCAAGGTTGTTTCCAAGTTAATGTCCAGTTGCCTGAAGCTTCATCATGTACTGATAAAGTTCTTTCATAAGCATGATCTGGATATGGTGGCCACGGATTTGTATAGTTTCCGTAACCTGTTGGTAATGCAACCGTAACATCACTTTGAGTTATTGTTACTGTGTGTGGTAAAAATATAGCACACAATAAAGTATCAGCACCGCTACAATCTAAAGTAACAACACGTTCACCGTCTGGTGCTGTGTCAGTACTTGGATTATAATGAAAATCTTCATCAGGTGGTTGCTGAGCTTCGGTATTTTTGTTTGTAGCTTCATCTACGAACACATATAATTTATCTGGTCCTGTATATGATGCTGTCGCGGTATCTCCGTTCGAGTTTGTCTGAGCCAAATACTCGTCGGGGATATCATATGTAAAGTTTTTAGTTATTTCAGCCATTTTATCTTCTTCCTTTGTATTTAGTCATATGTTTTTTAACTGTATGATACCTTCACCATTCCGCCGGATCCCCAATGACCCCAACAGCAACCACCACCACATGATGTTCCGTTAAAGCCTGCGTCACCTGGATATGGTTGGGCACATCCCCATCCACAACCCGAACACGTCATTGGCTTACCGCAGTAATCCTTGCCGTGTCTTGTTTGTCCACCTTTTGGTGGTCCACTTACATAATCCCACATTTGGTTGTGACAATAGTGAGTTTGTAGTGGTTGATTTCTAGAGAAGCCTAATCTAAAGTCGCCTTGTATTCCATCTGATATACATGAACATCCAAAGCAACAGTTGTAGGCGTAGTGAGCATGACAGTTAGTTCTTCCTGTACATCCCCCTCTAGCACACGTTGTTGACATACCTGAACCTGACACCCATGATGTCGATCCATCGTATCCCAAACAATCTCTTTCGCAACAGTTTCCGTTTCCTGCCGCACAAATTGTAAACTGACATCCAGCAACTACTGTGTGTGATCTTATTGAGTAGCCTCCGCCGCCAGCATTTTGTGATGACCACATACAGCAACAAGCCCCGGCTCCTGCCGCGCCTGCTCCCCATAATTCGAATGTAACGTTTTTAATGTTAGCTGGTACTGTCCATTGACAACAGCATCCACCATTGTTAATACCTCTATTATTATTGTAAACATAGAAATATTTCGTAGGTACTGATCCGCCTTCTACCTGATCTCCCATTAAAACTCTTAGGTTTGCCATAATGTGTATCTCCTAATTCTTACGTTCCGCTTATAACCCAACCGTATGTTGATCCTGTGTAAATCATAGTAACTGCAATATTATTAATATCTAATACTAAATCCTCACTTAAATTCTGAATCTTGCTACCGTTACGTCCTAATGTAACATTGTTCGTATTAAAGTTACCTGTTACGTCTACGATTTGGACTACGTCGTTAACTAATAATGAACCATTTAGTGGTAAAGTAATAGTAAAAGCACCGCCCGATGAGTTAGCAAGAATACGATCATTAACTACGGCAGTATACGTAGTACTAACGTTACGAATAACACTACTAGCTGTTCCAGTTGTTGATATGTATCTTCCCATTTTATCTTCCTTTTATATATTTATCATTATGCAGTTGATGTTTCTATTCCCATAGCTACTGCACTTACGTTTGCGGCACTACTGTAAACTACCAGAATTTGCCCTGCCGCCATTGCAATTCCTGATCTTTCTAATACCCCTTTGGGTAAAAGCTCAACATCGTATTCGATGTATTCACTATCTGCTGGAGTTCCAGCACTTGCGACCGCAATTCTTACCGACAATGCCGCGTTTCCTCTGTTACATATAGATACAGTAGCAATAGCGAAATTGTTAGCTGGTACCGTGTAAAGAGAAGTATTCGTAGCCGCCGCCAAATCTGCGTGTCCTAGTCTTCCTGTGGCCATATTGTTTCTCCTTTTAACTCAATATAAATTGTTGCATCGCTACCGGTGATCCACTAATACCACCAGTAAAGTTCATAGTTGCAGTTATATTTATCGGAACCGCTGTCGTTGTTGTAATAGTGTTTCCGCTAATATGTACTACACCTGCTGTGACTGTATTTACGTTCAATTCTGAAGCACCACCACCAATTTGGGACGTAATATATGTCTTAATTGCTTTTTGTGTTGGAACAATGCTATCACTATTTGCTGTAAATGTGCCATCTGTACTAAACTCGTTAATTGTAGCACCTGTACCACCTAGTGCAACACTTCCAAGTTGTAATTCTTGTAGTCCTGATATGCTAAATGCATCTGCGTTAAGTGTAGCAACACCAGTTGCCTGCTCAACGTTAAATAATCCACCAACTCTAAAGTTACCATCTTGGTCAGTTGATGTAAAGAACACTCTTCCACCTCCGCCAACAACTTCTTCATCATTTTGATCTGCTGGAGTAGTTGGAGTTCCTGGGTAATTTGTAGTTGTAAATCCACCTGTACCTACGTCTAGGAAGTCATGTCCTGTTAAACGTACCTGTGAATATCTAATTCTCATCTCTACTTTGTCACCATGTACTACTGCATTATCAATTTCCATATTTGGAGAAACTTGTAATAATGCCGCATACGGTCCTGAACCTGTTAAGTTTGTTACACTAACAAGTTTAAAGTATGTGCTTGATAAACTTGAGAATACAACGTTTGCACCTGGTTGTGGAATACTTAACATTCCTTCTACTTGTACGTATTTTCCAGATTGTTTAGCATCTCTATATCCTCTTGCGTATGTAATTTTACCATTTGAACTGTAAGCAGTTCCATTAGTTAATACTGCTGGATATAATAAATCTTTATCAATGTAAAGTTGTAAAGTATTTGCATCAACAACTTTAACATAATAGTCGTTTGCATTAATTTGAGTTGTTCCTGCAACTTCTTTAATTGCAATTTTAGTTCTGTCTAAAATATTGTGTGTAGCAACTGTAATGTTAACAACACCTTCACCACCAGCCGCCGGAACAGCACCTAATCCGTTGTTAATTACTTGAGTTAATATATCAAATAATTCTGCAACTTTAGTTTGTGCACCAGCTTCACCATTGTTACTGTTTGTAGTTTGTGAAGTTACTGATTGTAAAGAACTGTATGCCGCATTATCTAAAACATAATCATTAATAATTACTTTTAATTGTACTAATGCTAATACTGTTTGTGTTTGTTGTCCGCTTACTTGTGATTGTGTTCCAATCCAATAAGCCTTCGCCGCTTTTAATGTTTCTCTAGTTCCACCAAATTTAATATCGTGTGCCATTGCATCAACAATTAAACCTGTATCTCTTTCACACTTGGCATTATCATAAACATGGTTACCCCAAGTTGTGCTATTAGGTTGTGTAGTAATTTGGTTATTGATCCATGCAACAACTTCATCTTTTAAGTATTCTTTGTTTGCAGTTAACAATGTGTATGCATAAGGATTAGCAGTAAAGCTAACGCCTGTAATGTTTTTCTCTGTTCCTGCATCAGTTACTGTTGCACTTAAAGTTGTAAATCCTGTACCTCTTGAAGTAAATGCTGGTTGACCTAATACACCATCTCCAATAAATGTTTCTAATGGAGCATCTGCTGTATTGTTTGGATCTGTAAATGT